CATTTTCCTTCTTGTTTCTTCTTTGCGTCCTTCTCTTTCGAAACTTCTCCGCCTTGGTCAGGTGAGTTTTCTTTGGTATCGAGACCTTCACTTGTTTCGAAGATAGTAGTATCCTCCTTTGCCGATCCAACTGTTCGTGGTGGCTCGTTTGCGTAGAGGTCAATTAGAATATGTGTTCTCCGGGTATGATAACCCACGATCGAATGAGAGTGTTTATCTCTGATCGCGACACGCTTCTCTGAACACACAACTTTATAGCGAGCGTTCTTGGGCTGCTTGCCTTTGTTGAGTCGGTCTTCCGAGATGATAGTTGATGTCTTGGTAAGAGACCACTCCTGCTTCGACGTTTTGTTTGAATTGAATCCAAAACCAGTTGTATTCCTCGTAACTGCTGTACTCTCTATTCCTTGAGAGTCTAATGAAATCCTTTTCCAAGTCAGAGAGAGGATACTCTTCGATTTGTGAGTCAGAAGAGTTATTATTCGTCGTGGTGTTTTCCTTACTAGAAAAACTTTTTATCCGATGCCCGTAGGCGGCGCCCCCTCGGAGGAAAGGGCACTCTTTGTAACCACGGGTTTATCCCTGCCATCGCGACAAGTCCACCTCTATGATCCGGCCGGGTGCTTCCCAGCCAAACCAAAAGGCGTACAGGTCGTAGTCATTTGGGATATACATATCACACTCAACTGAAATTCCATGTTCTAAGTTATAGTCGTATGTTCTCAACATCCATTTGCGAATACTGTGTCGTTGTGGCTCGAAAGCCATAAGACACAGTAGTGCTAAGTACTTGCTCCACTTTGCAGTGGCGTCAGGTTGATCTACCTCACGAACCATAGCACACATCGCTCGGGGCACACTAAACGTGTGTGCCCATCCATAGGGGGTCATCTTGAAGATGCCCCCGATAAACTTCAAACCCTCTAGGGTGAATTGAACCTTACACTCTCCTTTCTTGAAGTTCATTCCAAAGCTGGTGTAGAGTGCGTCCAGGAAGCTCGGCCAGTCGCCGTATTTCACTATGGCCCAGTCGTCTATCTCCTTGTCGCATCCACCTAGCGAATCATCTCCGTAGAGTTTCAGGTATAGGTATAGTCTAACGTTTCTAAGCGTGACTTCAAACTCCATGTCTTCCAGGAACTCAACTGCTCCATACATATAGACAAAGGTATGACCTATCGTGTTGTCGTAAGACGTCGAATCTTGTCCAGATTTATTTCCGTGTCCGTAATATATAATCTGCCCCGTAGGGTGAAAGATAAGCGTCATTATTTTATTCTTGTACTGATAGATTAAGCGTTTCCAGTTATCCAGAGTTCGATACTCTGGAGCTAAACAACACCATCTAAAGGCACAACAAATGGCCATCAATAGCCTTGACATTCGGGAGTCCCATTTGGAGAGATCTCCTTCAAACTTCTTATACCAATGATTGAACTCAGAAGCTAAACGTGTAAAGCCTCCATGTGTCCGGTCAAACCCAATTGCCGACCACGTATTCTTCAGCGAACCCATCTTGTCATTGATATCTTGATTCATTCGTTGTCCACAATGTCTGTGGTCGACATCAGGGAATAGGAACGTTCGCGCGTCCCCTGCTTCAACTTTTGCTGCGGGCAACATCTCATTCTTCCCGCTCGACTTATAATAGACAGGCACCTTTGTTTTGTGTGCATGCTGCCAAGTCGATTCAAATTCTGCATAGGCACCTTCAATCGCTGCTTGCGTTGTTTTGTACTCGAACTCCCAGTTCGGTCCAGTGCTTGATTTCTTATTCATCCTGACTTCATGAGGAAGTCGGATTTTGCATGTGCCCATAAGCTCTTCGTACATCTCGCAAGTAAGTCGAAATGCCTTGGCCATGCGATCTGGGTCAAGATCACACTTGATGTCTACATCATAGCGTAACGTTGCCTTGTTCACCATTTCAACGGTAGGGAACATCCACCTGTACTTGTAGTACATATCCGAGGGAAATTGAACCATAAACTCAG